TCAATCTTTTTTATACTTGTTTGGAGTGAATTTTTGTTTTGCTAATTGTTTTGCCATGCGCATTGAGTTCTCCAGAGAAATACGAATCATTTCTTTTGTATGGTCGTCTATTGGTTCTCCATCAAACATTAACGCTTCATCACTGTTTTCTAAATCCTTTAATGTTTTTTCTAAGTCACGTGCAATATCACGTTCATCTTTAGGAGATAATTTAATATCGTTTGGTCTATTAAGATAACCAATTTCCTCTAATAAATTTGTCTTATCTTTATTTATAGCTTTAGCAATTTGCTCAATGACAGCTAATGTTGGCTCAACAGGTTTTCCATTTCGAGGGTCTATACCCTTTTCTAATTTATCTATATAAGAATGGCTTAGTTGGCAACGTGTAGCAAATTCTCTTAATGAAAGGTTACGTTCTTGACGGTATTCACGTATTATCATGCCTAATGTTTTCATATCTTGTCCCTCCTTGAATACAATTGTAATCTATCGTTTACAAAAAAGCTAAAAAAATAATGTACTTCATGGTTGACGAGGTGTATTCAATGGAGTGCAATTTATTTTGTAATCAAATGAATACATAGGTGGTGATTGAATGAACCATGTAGCAAAAATTCGTAAACAATTGAATATGTCTCAAGACTTACTTTCTAAAAAGGCGAAGGTATCAAGGCCATATTTATCTAATATTGAAAATTTGAAAGTACAACCTAGTGTCGGGGCTGCTATTAGAATCGCTAAAGTTTTAAATAAGCGTGTAGAGGATCTTTTTTAACTAAAATGTAAACCATAGTGTACAAAGGGGTGAGAAAATGTCATCAACTCAAATGGCAGTACCAACAGATCCGTCGCATAAACATATAAAAAGCACTTCAAGAGGTGACACCATGAGCCAACAGGAAGAATATGCAGCGACTTATGAATTTGGAAAAACGAAAGTCCATGTTGTGGCTCCTGAGCCAAAATCGCAAAAGGATATTGATAAACTCCTTCAAGCATATTACAAGGCTGGTTGGGCCATCATCAAAGAAATGCAAGTGAAAGAAAACATTGAGGAATAGTTCCTCTCTTTTTACATGAAAAATAGACAAGTTACATATGTACTAAATTCATTGTAACCATTTGAAAACTAAATATGGAGGCGAACAGATATGGGAACAAGCATATACTGCAATTCAGCAATAGGGGAATTATTACAGAATGCTAGAGAATGTTGTGATAATGTTCAGCTGAAAACGAAAAAAGGACTATCTAAGTACCTTGGCATTACACATGAACGCTTAACTCGTATTGAATCTGGACTTTCTAAACCAGAATTTGAGCTTGCGATGGATTGGTGTCATGCAACAGGAGCAAAGTTAAATCAACAAGCGATTAAACATATTTATGGTGTTGGCTTACCACCTACAGATCCACGTTTAACTCAAGATGTGAATTTACAATTGATCAACTACATTAAACAGGCTGAAGAGGGGATTATAGCAGCAAAGGAAATCATGAACTTACAAGTTGCAACAAGGTCATGGAAGCTTGATGAAAAAAAGAAACATGAATACGCAGTTCATGCAAAAGAAATCTTCGATACAATCCAAGCTACTCAATGTGTAGTACAAGCTTTGGAACAAGTACATTTTGGCATTATAGAGCAAACACAAAGAAGTTGGTTGCAAAAGGCTATGGCGGAGAACGTTATTATTCAATCGGTGGATAGCTTAATGACTTTAACAAAGATGCTGTAAAGGAGGAAGAAAAATGACAGTAGATTACAAGAAACCTAGTTTAAGAGAATATAAGGAACTAATTCGTTATGATGCAAAGTTAACTGGTGAAATAAAAATAGCGAAAATACTAGGTGAGGATTCAAAGTCAGTTGAGTTAAAGCAAGAGAAGAAGTTAGTGGGGATTCGAATCAAAATTATCGAAGCATCATTCATTTTAAAACATAAATGGGCAAAAGAAAAAGCTACCGCCTGAGAACAGTAGCTAACAATAAATTCTACAAAGCAATTATAACATTTTATTCATTATTTGGACAAGCCACTGTGCTTGTCGTTATGACCAGAAAGGGATTGTTCCTCCATCCCCTACAATGCTCCTTTCTGGTTGTAACGATGCGTACAGCATCAACTCAAATAGAAAGGAGATGTAATTCATGACACATAAATACGATCGTCTTCATGATCTAGTTCTCCCAGGAGACTTTTCATTTGCGAATAAACTTCATAACTGTATGGTTGCATGTATTCATAACATGTTTTATGCAAAATCAGCCGAAGAATCAAATCATTGGGAAGAAGAACTGGAACGATGTATGAAAGAATTTAAAATGCTTCGTGATGCAAAAGAAGAACATGAGGCATCGATGAGTTATCGTGTAGTGATTAAAGATTTAAGAGCAAGAGGAGTTAACGCCTCATTAGTAACACGTAGAAAATAAAAAATCTATCACTTGGCAGAGTGATAGATAAATGGTTTTGCAAAAGATCTTAGGATTAATTATATCAAATTAGCATTCGTATAACAACGGAGCGTGTTGCATGATTCTAGACAAAACCTTACATAGAGTGTTGCTGAATCCTAAGGTATTTCAGCAAGCGGTAACAGAGCAACACCTAAATTATTTAGTAAAACAATATCTCAAAACAGGATACGAGAATTATCGCTTATTACGTGTAGAGGACGGATTTGCGATATGTAAACGGGAGGATGAATAATATGGCAGTTTATAGACCAGTACATGTTTCATTTTGGCAGGATTCATTTGTTTTAGATCTTACACCGGAGGAAAAGTATTTCTACTTATATTTGATGACAAACAGTAAGACGTCTCAATCAGGAATCTATGAGCTTCCACTTCGTATCATTGAAACTGATACAGGGTACAACCGCGAAACTGTTATGAAGTTATTAGAACGCTTTGCAGAGTACGGGAAAATTAATTACAACCAAAAAACAAAAGAATTGTTCTTAATCAACTGGTTGAAATTCAATCCGATTAAAAATGTGAACATTGAAAAGTGCGTTTTAAAAGAAATTCAATCTGTGAAGGATAAGGATTTTTTAGTTGATTTCTATGAAACTTGCTTGGAATTAGAAATGCAACAAGACTTTAAGATTCCAAGAATTAAGGAGTATTTATCAGCACGTTTGGAGGGGCTTATAAGGGGCTTCCAAGACCCTAGCAAGGAAGAAGAAAAAGAAGAAGAAAAAGAAAAAGAACAACAACAAGAAGAACGCGCAAACGCGGAAGAAGTTGTTGAGGTTAATCCAATTTCTTTTTACGAGCAAAACTTCGGATTCATTACACCTTTTATCGCAGATGGTATTCACGCTTGGATAGATGATTTAAATGCAGAGCTCGTTGTGAAAGCTATGGAAATTGCTTTAGAGAAGAATACGAGAAACATGAATTACGTAAATACAATTTTACGAGATTGGCATCTTAAAGGATTGAAAACAGTAGCAGATGTTGAAGCAGCTGATAAAGCATTCCGTACTCAACGATTAGCAAAGGTGCAACAGCCGACGCAAGCTCCTTATCAACAAAAAGGCTTATCAGAATCTACTAAGAACGTAATACAGCAGCAACAAGCATGGGAACAGAACATTCCAACGGATGCAGAACTTGCAGCATTTAATCAACAAAATGGGTGGGCTGTTCAATGAGTAACGATATGATTCGTAACGCAGAAGCCGAACAAAGTGTTTTAGGTAGCATTATCCAAGAAGGCGATTTAATTAAAGATTGCCAACTAAAGCCAAAGCAGTTTTCTAATCCAACACATCAAGCGATTTTTAAAGCGATGAGAGAACTAGAGGATGCAGAAGTCCCAATAGATCTTGTTGCTCTCATGGGGAAATTCGAAGACAGTTTTATGAATCAAATTGGTGGTATTGCGTTCTTTGTAAACTTAACCGAAGTTGTTCCAACGACGAAAAACTTTTCGTATCACGAAGGTTTAATTATCGAAGCTTGGAAAATGAGACATGCTCAAGAGGTTGCTGGTAATTTATATAATCGTCTTCAGCAAGAAAGAGATATGAGCGCTATTAGTACATCGATTGATGAATTAAGCGCAATTGAAGAAACAGGTTATTCAGATGATTTTAACCTAAAGGAAACACTCGTTGATTTATATAAAAAAATGCAAGTTGATGTTGGAGATTTAACGGGAATAAATACTGGCTACGATGATTTGAACAGAATGACAGCTGGACTACAAGAAGGCGATTTAATTATTGTCGGTGCCCGTCCTTCGATGGGGAAAACAGCATTTGTATTAAACATTGCTTTCCATGCAGCGAGTGCTCATACAGCAACAGGAGTCTTTTCGCTAGAGATGGGAGAAGAACAGTTACTTAAGCGTATGATCTCAAGTACTGGAAATATAGATGCTACGAAATTAAAAAACCCTAAAAAGCTATGTAATTTAAAGGATTGGGAAAAGATTAGTCAGGCTATGGGCTTGATAAATGATTTACCACTAGAAATATACGATAAAGCCAATGTAACGATGCAAGAGATTTACGCAAAGACTAGGAAACTAAAGCGCAAATACCCAGACAAAAAGGTGTTAGTCGCAATTGATTACTTGCAGCTTATTGTAGGTGACCCAAAGCACAAAGGAAATCGTATGCAAGAGATTGGTGAGATTAGTCGTAAGCTAAAACTTATGGCAAGAGAGCTAAATGTATGTGTGGTTGCATTATCACAGTTAAGCCGTGCTGTTGAAAGTAGACAAGATAAAAGGCCGTTACTCTCAGACTTACGTGAAAATGGTCAAATTGAGCAAGATGCGGACTTGATTGCATTCTTATATCGTGAAGATTATTACGACCGTGAAACAGAAAATAAAAACATAACAGAAATCATTTTAGCGAAACAGAGAAACGGTCCAGTTGGTGTTGTTGAACTAGCATTCATTAAAGAGTTTAGTAAGTTTGTAAATTTAGAGCGGAAGTTCAGTCACCAACAGGAGGCCTAATCATGTTGTTACGTCAGGAAGTAGAGCGTAGAAAACTAGCAATCATTCGTAAATTATTGGGATTAGGACTATCGGAAATTAATGGGCAAACATTAGATCAACTAACATTAACGCAGCTTGAAGGAATCTTAATTGCAAGCTTGCAGGTATTGGAGGGAACAAGCGATGACAAAGCAGCTAACAATTTTTGATGTTGAACGAGTTGTGTCATTTGATCCTAAGAAGGCTCATGTTCATCGGTTAAATTCTAAACTACGTTTTGCTGACGTTGTTGTACAAATACCACGCCAAGCAAAGGCGATTGACGAATTAAAACCAACGACAGCGCCAGATGATCGTTACGAATTATTTGAGGATTACACAATTGGGATTTGGCGTTATAAGCGAGTGGAGGATAAACAGTTTGATTGGGAAGAAGCTGAAGAGATATGTAAGCGAGCAAGGGATAGCAAAGAGCCGATTCCAATACGGCTTCATCTATCCTTGGAACAATCGTTTGTTCCGGAGAATGTTGTGCAGTATTTATAAGCAAATAAAAAAGCCGAGAATACTCCCGACTACTTTCGACAAAGTAATTATATCATGGGAGTGGTGAATGTGGCGATTATTAAAGAAGATATTGCAGAAATGAGAGCGGAAATTTCTTTAGCTGAAAATATGGTTTATATCGTGAAAGATGGACAAGTTCGTCAAATAGAGCCGCCGATAAGTGGTCATGGTGAGCAGTCCTTGATATACAAGAATAAAAAAGTAATTCGTATTGAAAAACGAGAATCAGAGTTGATTTAGCCTAGCTTTTATTTTTTTAAACAAGTTGGAAATTGGGGTAATAATAAACCTTGAATTTTGTTCAGGATGAAGACTCAGTGAACAATTAATGAATATAAGGAGAAATCCCTGCGGGGGCAAGGATTTCGGAGGGGAGAGGCTATTGTCGTACTGTGTCGAAATTTGGCGTATTCGACAAATTAATATTATCACGAATTTTCAAGTAATTGTGATGTTCGATGTGTCAAAAATGTGTACGAATTTTATATAAAAGCGTTATTTAATAGAATTTTGTTAAAAAGCGATTATCATTAAATCGTTCCATGATTAATGATAATCGCTTATGTATTGAAAAGCTATTCAGTTATTTGAAATATAGTTTCATCAGGTCTGGAGAATCCATACAATTTCCTTGCGAACTTTAAAATACCTTCTTCACTCTCTGTTAAAGTTTTAATATCGTTTTCAAAATAACGTCCTGTAATTTCTAATTCAGATAATCTTTTCTTTTCTTTATTAAGTGTAATTTGTTTTTCTTGAATCATTTGTTCTTGCTTATAAATGGAAATTTGAATGGAAATAACCATAGGTAGCATAAAAGCAAGCGCTAATAAAAGACGACGTCTTAGCTTTTTATTCGTTTGTAGGTTCTTGTTAGGATTAATTTGTTTTTTGGAGATTGATTGTTGTGATGGTAAATTTGGGACACTCCCCATTTTAATGCCTCCATTACTTATGTATAGAATTTAAATTGCTTAAAAGTATTATATATGCTAAATAGATAATTTTGAACCTATTTAGGCAAAGATAGGTTTTATGAAATTTAAATAAAATCCTTATTTTTTATTAAAAACTGCCCTTGTATTATGGGGTCACAAGGGCAGAAGATATATGGGTTTGCAAAGGGAAATTTGCAAATTCTTATAAATTCTAACACACGCATTTAACCATAGGGGTTACAAAAGTGTAACAAAATCGTTATTTAAATAAAAGAAACCCCGATTGTCTGCGGGGTTCCTAAGGGTAATCGTCAAGTAATGACGTACTCGACTAATTAACGATATCATGAATTTTTTGGTAAAAATACTGGTAAATGTGTCCAAATGAATAGGGCATCATTTTAAACCAAAACGCTATTTTAATCTCAAACAAAAGAGCAGCTAGCAAAAGCTAACTGCTCGCCTCCAAGGAAAGAGGGAAAGAGTTTGGTTTCTACAAATCGATTATAGCTGTTTAACAGCCTATCTATAGAATGACCGGGATTTATAATTTTATTCAGACAAACAAAAAGAGCAGTGAGTTTTCACTAACTGCTCGACTCCAGGGGAATTGGAGACTGGCTTATCTACAGTATTGACGAAATATTGTACAGTATTGACGAAATATTGAATTTTATTCAAGGGAGGAAGAGGGAAATGAAGCACTGCAGTAATTGTTTAGAAGAAACAGATTGGATCGATGAAGTATCAGAGATGTGTGATGCTTGCATCCACGAATACGAAGAGAATTCAACAAAATAATCCTTTGTTAATAAAAAGTTACTAAAATATGAAAAGATGATATAATAATTCCAATTACACATTTAGTCCTACTGGAAGAACCAGCGGACACTGAACTATGAAGAGCATTAGTAATATTGCTCTGTAGTTTGGTGTCCGCTTTTTTGCGTTTTTAATATTTATATTTAAGTATTTTATGGTTCAACCAAAAAGTATTAAGGATTGAAAATCAGAAAAGGGAGGATAAGGGATATGCTAAAGACATTTAAAAATAATTTATTTGAAGTTGGGGTTAAACTTGATAATGGAGAGGTATTATTTGATGTAGAACAAGTCGCTAAAAGTTTGGGGTTTACCCAAGTGAAAGGCGATAAAACGTATATTAGATGGACAACAGTGAATAACTACTTACAAAAATATCTTTCCCAAGATGTTGGGAAAGGCGATTTAATACCAGAATCACTTGTTTACAAGTTAGCGTTTAAAGCGAGTAACGATGCTGCAGAAGCATTCCAAGATTGGTTATCAATCGAAGTGGTACCTTCAATTCGTAAGCATGGCGGATTTTTAACAGCTGAAAAGATTGAAGAGGTACTGTTAGATCCAGATACACTTATTAAACTAGCAACTAATTTAAAAGAAGAGCGTGAAAGAAGAATTCATTTAGAAAATCAAATTCAAGTTGATAGACCGTATACTAATTTCGCAAAATCAATTGCTCATTCTAGTGACAGTATTACCATTGGAGAGTTTTCTAAGATTCTTGCTAATACAGGCATAAGAATTGGCAGAAATAGATTGTTTAATTGGCTTAGAGAGCAAGGGTACCTGATTAAAAGAGGGAGAGAGAAAAATAATCCGCAGCAGGTTTATATTGACAGAGGATTTTTCCAATTAAAAGAAAGTATTGTTCATACAATTGATGGTGATTTAACGAGGACCACAACACTTTTAACAGGAAAAGGACAATTATATCTTTTAGACAAACTAAAAGAAGCGTTTTGTGCATAAAAAAACATCTTCTTAATTAGACGATAAGAAGATGTGAATAATAAAGGAATAATCCTTTTAATTAGCACTTACATTATAAAGTAATTTTGAATAAATGAAAAGGTCGTTACTTTTTCGTTTGGATGAGTTGAATAATCATATAGAATATATAGTCCTACTGGAAGAACCAGCGGACACCGAACTATAAGAGCATTAGCAGTATTGCTCTGTAGTTTGGTGTCCGCTTTTTTATTTAAAAAATAGACATGGAGCGTTTATATATGGATCAATTAACTTTCTTATCTAAAATAGATCGTGCAGCTACTCAATCAAAGCTAGAAAGATTACTTGAAGAAGTACGTATTTATAAACAGTTCGGAATGGTTCGGGAAGAAATGAAAGTAACTCCTTCATATGGGGTGCGATATCATGGCCCTACAAATACCGTAGGGAATCCATTAGAAGATGTAGCATTAGAGAATATAGAACGTAGTAAACGTGAGCAATATCTTAAAAACATGTCATTCCGTATTGATCAATTTTTAAATCGCTTAGGGAATGGACGTGCAGGAAATATTCAGAAGGATATTATTAATAAACGTTATTTAGAGGAAGAAGACGTATGTGATTATATGGTTTATAACGAGATTGGAATGGCTGAACGTACTTATCGCCGCTGGAAATCCAGAGCATTTTACAACTTAGCTTTTGCTCTTAGATTAGAAGTATATGAAACAGAAGAGTGTAATGGAGGGAACGAACAATGAATTTTGTCCAGCCTATTCGAGATCTAGAACAAATACGGCAGATTAAAGAGTATTTGAAGGAAAACAATGAACGTAATTATATTTTATTTGTAACGGGAATTAATACAGGCTTACGTATTAGTGACATTCTCAAATTGAGGATAGGCGATTTGAAAGGTAACCATATCTCAATGAGAGAAAAAAAGACAGGCAAGCAGAAACGGATTCAATTAACTCCAGCGTTAAAAAGAGAATTACGTTGGTACATTGAAGAACGAGATGACAGTGAGTATGCAATTAAAAGTCGTGAAGGTACGAATAGACCAATTGGACGCAGCATGGCTTATAAGATACTCAGAAGCACGGCAGAAGAGTTTGGATTGAAGGAAATAGGCACTCATACATTACGAAAAACATTCGGTTACCATATGTACATGCAAACAAAGAATATCGCTTTATTGATGGAGATATTCAATCATTCATCAGAGAAAGTTACATTAAGATATATTGGTGTAAACCAAGATGCAATGGATAAAGCTATGACGCGATTTAAAATATAGCAACGTCCTTTTTATTTTTTTGTTTTTATAATTACCCATTTTTTATGCGTTGTGTAACTCAAAAGGGAAAGTATTATGAAGCTATGAATATCAAGCGATTCAGCGATAGGGGCAGTTACACAAAATATAAGATATGGGTAAGTCAATTATTTATATGTTAAGATTATGCTATAAAAAAGAAAGTAGTGATTGTGATGAGTGAAAGATGTCCGGTTTGTCAAAACTCTATTGAGGAACAACGATTAGTGGGAGTGGGAGGAGGACGTGTAGAGCAATATAAATGTGAGAATTGTGGTACATTTTCCATGGCTGAAGAAGCGAGATTTGAATTAAATGTAGAGCAGAAGAGAAAACTTTCTGCAATTTTAAGAAAGAGAGCCATTAGAGGGATGGGAAAAATAATGATTTTTCTTAATCGACCAGATAAAAATCTTTCAGAATTTCCGTATCCTATTTATCTTTTAGAGGATCTATTAAGTGAATATCCAGATAGTGCTTCTGATAGGTTGGATGAGTCATTAATAAACTTAGCTAAATTGTCCAAATTTCCAGGTGACCCAGTATATATTCGTGAATCAGATAAATCTCTATTTTTTGTACAGAGTGTTCACTTGTTGGAAATGAAATATATAGCGAACCAACTATTTCAGGACGAACTGATTGAGATATCTAAGCTATCGGCAGCAGATTTCCCTGCACATATTACAGTTACAGCGAAAGGGTGGAATCGTATTGCAGAATTAGAAAAAGGAAGAGAAGCGGATACTAAGCAGGCATTTGTCGCGATGTCGTTTAGTCCAAAAATGGATAGTCCATATAAGAATGCAATCACAAAAGCTATAAAAGAGGCAGGATACCAGCCTATCAGAATTGAAGAAGCGGAACATAATAATGACATAACTGATGAAATTATAGTCAAAATAAGACAAAGTAAATTTGTAATTGCAGATTTTACCGGACACAGAGGTGGAGTTTATTTCGAAGCTGGTTATGCGATGGGACTAGGTAAGACTGTTATATGGACATGTAAAGATGACGATTTTAAAGATATTCATTTTGATACTAGACAATTTAGTCATATTAAGTGGTCAACAGAAAACGAATTATACCAAAAATTATTAAACAGAATTAAAGCAACAATTAATTAAAAACATGGCAGAGTCGTGACCGCTTTTTGGCAGTAAATGTGCCGGTTGTTTTGGAGTTAACGTGATATATTTGTATTGTGAGAAGTGGCGGAAAACACAACTCACAAAGATTCCTTTATATTTTGTCTAAACGATCTATAATGATGGCAGATAAAATCCGAAACCAGCAGATGGTACTGATTGAATGATACCGTTATTAGGAAGAGTTTTTGCTCTTCTTTCAATCGCTGACTCTGAGATAAAGGTAAGCAACTACAGGAGAGTGGTGTATTATCGGCGATTGAAAGAGGTGTAAAAATTCATTTACCGTAATTATAGTAATAACATAAGATTTTGACGAAAGGGCAACTGATGCATGGTTGCTCTTTTATTAATAGTTTTAATAGGAAGCCACATTCTACTTATGCTACAATTATATTGGTTTATAATTCCAATATTAATTGTAGAAGGGTTGTTGAGAGCATGAGTTTTAAAACTGAATTTGCAAAACGAGCAAAGGTATATCTAGGAGAAGATTTGGATGAAAAAATTATTATAGATGCACATAAAGAGCTTTTTGATTTTTTCTATGAGATTAAACAAGAAATTGGAACTGTGAAGAATCCAAAATATCAATTTATTATTATGTCTGGGGAAACGGTATCAATCACTATAGATGATACGTGCTTTGAAATCAGTGTAAATATAGAAAGTAATACTTTAGACATTAAAAGAAATTCTGGAATGATAGAACAAATTATTGTTAGAGATGGAGAACCGTATAGTACAAAGTCGGAAAGAAAATTTGACACGAATATTTTAGAAGAATATTTAAAAGAAATTTTTGGTGAAAAGTTAGGATTATAAGTTTAATAGTTATGTATTAAAGCATTCCCTATGGAGTGCTTTTTATTATGCACAAATTACATAGGTGGTGTAGAGATGAATCTAACGTTGCATGATGGAGAATTGAATAAGTTGGCAAGAGATACAACGCATGACAGTATCATTTTAAAAGTTGGTGAGCAAGAGATTGTATCCTTGAAAAGTAATGGAGATATCTACGTTAAAGGTGAGCTTGTAGAGAATAACAAAGAAGTCGTGGATGGATTGAAAGAGTTCTTGAAGGTAGCTAAGGAAAGTAAGGAGTGATTGAATGTTTTGGTTAGGTTGCTTCATTGGATATTGTGTAGGAGTGACAATTTGTTTACTGCTTATGATTCAATTCATCAAAGCGAAGGAAGTTAAGGAATTAGATTAATAAGAGCTAGAACAAATTGTTAATCTATAAATCTTTATTATGTGAAAATTACATAGGCGGTAGATAAAAAGAAATACCCAAAAGGTATTATAAGGAATAAATTACTTTTGAGTATTTTTGAATAAGATGATTATTAATCTTCTGATATCGCTTTTAGGGCAAAGAATACCATAAGACCACCAATAATTAAGAGACCGAAAAAGCTGATTGCTCGGCAAATAAACATGAATCCTGTAATTGTTAAAGCAACTCCAATAGCCACCAGAAAAATTCTAACCAATTTAGCAAGTTTATCTGTACTATCATAAGCAATCGCAAGTGGTAAAAACGAAAGTATTATCCATACCAATCCAATACTAGATGAAAGTAGGATTGAGGTGATAATATATTCAGGATTAGTAAATAGGTAGCCAATTGCTCCTTTACTAGTAGGGATATCATGAGTAAAATCCATGAGCATAACACTGAATGTTGCATTAAGAGCTAGGGCGATTAAGTATAAGATAAAATGTTCATAAAAGAAGTGAACTGAACGCATGAATAAATTGTTAATAGCATGCACGATGTCACCTCCTTTCTATCTTTTATTATTGCACTATGAGTATATAAAATCTTTATGGATTTAATTAATTTTCAAAAATAGGGTTATTTTGTAAGATATGAAAAGGCTATTTAAAATAAACAGGAGAGAGAATGTAAATGATTACTGAAATCAGAAAAACAATATCAGGTACAGAGTATTGGGATAATGAAAAGAAGAAGAGTCTATTTGTTCCGACTGGTGAAGAACCAGGATTCGAAGTAACTGTTAATCCTGAGAGTATGATTGCTGATAAAGAATTAGCAACAGGTGGATATTACACTGCAAACAATGAGGGACAAGTAATTGGTGAATCAGGTACTGAACTTATCTTGAGTAACAAGACTGTGAAAGAGTTACGTGAGTATGCTGATGAGTTAGACATTGAGATTCCAGCCGATGTTAAAAAGAAAGAAGACATCATTGAATTACTATCATGAAGTACTGTGACTTTAACGGCTGCCGTAACAAGATAAGTAAGGGAAGATATTGTGAAGAGCATAAACGCAATAAGCCACCAAGGAAAAAGAAGGACAAGAAGAATATCTATCATCATGAGAACAAACCATTTTATCGTACTGATGCATGGAAGTATGTTAGGTCAAAGGTATACGAAAGAGAGAACGGCTGCTGTCAACGATGTGGAAGGTTCGTCTTTGGTAGGCGTGCTCATGTTCATCATGTAATACCAATCAAAGAAGATCCAACTCTTAAATTAGAAGAGAATAACTTGAGATTACTTTGTCCAGTTTGTCATACAATCGAAGAAAATGAAGATAAACCAAAAAAAGTTTTTCCAAGTTATTTCGGAAGCCCCCCTATCAAAAATTAAAATTTCTCCTCTGGGGAGGATAGGTAGCGTAGGGGGCACATCAATAGTTGCACCATTTTTTAAAAATGAAGGGGGGTGTGAAAATGGTTCGAATGTCAAAGAAGAAAAAGCTGGAAATGCTAGATGTTGCAAGGGATGAAGAGCGAAATAGAATCATAAAATTATTGACTGCAGAAGAACTTTTCACACCTTCTTTAGAACCATTAATTGATAATTATTTAGATGCTTTTATTATTTATAAATCTATGTTTGATGAATGGAAATTAGATGGTTTTGCAGCTATAAAAACGCATAAGAACAAGGCAGGAGCAACAAATGAAATGAAACACCCACTTGCTCAACAAGTTGAAACTTGGAATGATAAAAAGAATAAAATGCTAGATGCTCTAGGAATGACGAATAAAGGGAAAAGTGTACAAAAAACGCCTAAAAGTGCAGAGAATAATCAATCTAGTGAACCAAAAGATGAATTGGCAGCTCATCGGAATAAATGGCGGAAATCTAAATGATTATTACACCAGGCGTTAACTATGCTGATAAGTATGCAAATAACGTCATGCGTAATAAAAAGAAATACCCGAAATCGATCATTCTTGCTGTAGAGCGTTATAAGAAGTGGAAAAAGCGTAAAGATATTTGGTTTGATGTAGATCGAGCAAATGAAATGTTGGATTTCGTTCAGTCGTTCATCCGTCATGTTAAAGGGCCACTTGCAGGTCAATTGATGGAATTAGAGCTTTGGGAAATGTTTGTTTTTGCGAATATGTATGGTTGGTATCATAAAAACGAAAAAGGAAAAACAGTCCGTGTTATTCGTGAATCATATGTTCAATTACCAAAGAAGAACGGAAAAACAATTATTGCAGCAGGTGCATTGCTCTATGCTATGTACGGAGAACTTGAACTTGGAGCGGATTGTTATTGTGCAGCATCAGACTATGAACAAGCACAAAATGCAGCCGAACCAATTGCACAAGCGATAGAAAACTCCGAACCTTTGGCAAGTCCCACGCAAATTTATAAAGGTGTTAATGGTACTGTCAGTGGTGCTATGTATCGATATAGCATCGATGGAATTGCATATCAAAATAAATTCAAAGTATTAACGAAAAACACTAAGGGTCTTGAAGGAAAGAACCCTTATTTTGTGTTGAATGACGAGCTCCATGCACAAGAAAATATGGACATGTACGATAATTTGAAGTCAGCACAGATTTCTCGTGAACAACCAATGATGCTTAATATTTCAACGGCTGGTAAAGGTGCTTCATCTGTAGGTATGCGTGTTTATAAATATGCGAAACTTGTTCTTGAAAATGATGATGATGATTCTTTGTTTGTTGCAATTTGGGAGCCAAATAAAAATTATGATTGGGAAGATCGTAAAGTTTGGGAAATGGTTAACCCGAATATTGGTGTTTCCGTTACAATGGAACAACTTGAAATTGAATTCAAAAAGGCAAAGCAATCCGCACATTCAAAAGCTGAATTTCTTTCTAAACATTTAAATGTATTCGTAAATGGTGCTGATAATTATTTTGAGCATGACCAAGTACAGCATGTTCTTGTAGAAGATTTGGGTGATCTTACAGGTGAAACTTGTTATTTAGGATTGGATTTATCTAAAACAACAGATTTAACATGTGTAAGTTTAAACTTCCCTTCACATGATGATGAAGGAATGTCGATTCTGAAAGTAAAACAGATGTATTTCCTTCCTAATGAAAATATTGATTTTAAAGAAAAAGAAGATAATGTGCCATATACTGATATGGTTGAACGTGGTTTTGCTACGTTTTGTGATGGAAAGATGATTGACCAGGATCAAGTTATGGAATATATCGTTGAATGTATGGATTTATACGATGTGCAACAAATAAACTATGATCCAGCGATGTCTCAAAAGTTAATTGAAAAACTTGAGAATCTTGGTCTTGAATGTATTGCTGTAAATCAGTATCCAAATGTTATGAATGCGATGCTTGATGATTCAGAAATACTAATTTATGAAAAGCGTTTGATTACCGACAATCCTTTATTTGTTTATTGCGCACTTAATGTTGTAGTAGTTACAAATATTAACGGAATGAAAGCGCCAAGTAAGCGACAGTCCAAAAAGAAGATTGATGGATTTGTTGCTTTTTTAGTTGCTCATAAAGAAACTATGATGCAAATGGATGATATAGATGAACATGGTATGGATAAGTTAATTGGTGAAATTTATAGATAGAAAGGCGGTGAGAAATTGAGTTTAAGGGATAGGTTTTCAAATTATATATATCGACAAGCTGAAAAACGTGGCTATTTTGATGATGTTTTAGGTAAAAGTATTCGTTATGGTGGCGTATATGTAACAGATTCAAATATCTTGGAATCTAGCGATGTTTATGAGTTGTTACAAGATATCAGTAATCAAATGCTATTGGCTGATATCGTTGTGGAAGATAAAGATGGTAATGAAATCAAAGATGATATTGCACTTCAAATCTTAAGGAATCCTAACAATTATCTAACACAATCTGAATTTATTAAATTAATGACAAACACCTATTTACTTGAGGGAGAAACGTTCCCGATATTAAATGGCGATCAAATACATTTAGCTTCAAATGTTTATACAGAGTTAGATACTAACTTAGTAGAACATTTTAATATCGGTGGAGAAGAAATTCCTTCATTTATGATTCGTCATGTGAAAAATATTGGTGCAGATCATTTAAGGGGGAAGGGTATCCTTGATTTAGGAAGAGATACACTCGAAGGTGTTATGTCAGCGGAGAAAACTTTGACTGATAAGTATAAAAAAGGTGGACTGTTAGCATTCCTACTAAAGTTAGATGCTCATATCAATCCACAAAATGCAGCGCAGTCTAAACTCATTAATGCTATTTTAGATCAGTTGGAAGCAATTGATGATGCAAGGTCTGTTAAGATGATTCCTTTGGGAAAAGGGTACGAGATCGAAACGCTTAAAAGTCCATTAGACGATGAAAAGACACTTGCATATCTGAATGTATATAAAAAGGATTTAGGTAAGTTTTTAGGCATAAATGTGGATACATACACAGAGTTAATAAAAGAAGATATTGAAAAAGCAATGATGTATATACACAACAAAGCAGTGAGACCAATAATGAAAAATTTTGAAGACCATTTGAGTCTTCTTTTTTATGGTCGAAATTCGGACAAGCGTATTAAATTCAAGATTAATATTCTTGATTTTGTCACTTATAGCAACAAGACAAATATTGGTTACAACCTTGTGCGTACAGCCATTACTTCGCCTGATAATGTTGCCGATATGCTTGGATTCCCTAAACAAAATACAAAGGAATCACAAGCTATTTATATTTCAAATGACTTAACTGAAATCGGTAAGAAAGAGGCAACAGATGGTTCATTAGGAGGAGGTGAAGAAAATGAAAATTGAGGTCCGAGGAGATCAAGTTATACTTGATGGCTATGTAAATGTTGTGGATAGAGAAAGTCGGATGCTTCCTTCTCCAAGAGGATATTTCAAAGAAAGAATTGTTCCTAAAACATTTGAAAAAGCATTGAAGAAAGCAAAAAATGTGGACTTGCTTTTTAATCACAACAAAAATAGAAAGCTTGGTTCTATTGAAAATGGAAACCTGGAATTGTATGAAGACAATATTGGTTTAAGAGCCATTGCTACAGTTACAGATGAACAGGTGATTGAGAAGGCAAAAAATAAAGAATTGCGTGGTTGGTCATTTGGTTTTGTTTCTGAAAAAGATTCCTGGGAAGATGGAGAATCTGGCATTCAAAAACGATCCATTGAAGAATTAGAGCTTTTAGAAGTTTCTATTTTAGATATGACACCAGCCTATGTTGCAACTTCAATTGAAACCAGGGGCGAAAATACAGCTATGGTTGAAATGAGAAGTGAGGAAGCAGCTATAAAAACAGTTGTGGAAGATGAAAAAGAAGAAAGAAATAATCTTATCAAACAAATAAAAAATGTTTTGGAGGAAATGTAACATGAAATTAAAAGAAATCTTAAAAGCATCTCAAGCACGAAATAAAGCTCGTTTGGAAGAATTACAAGGGAAAGTAGAGAAGGGTGAATTTCGTTCAGAAGAATTAGCAGAAGTAAAGGCAGAAGTAGAATTATTAACCCAAGAAGCGCAAACTCTTGCTGATGAATTAGTTAAATTAGAAGAAGCAGAGAAAGAAGAAGATCCAGAGAAAAAGAACGAAGTTAAAGAAGAGAAAAAAGAAGATCCAGCGGTAAAAGAAAATCCTAATGCAACAACTGAAATCTCAGAAGAACAACGTTCAGTCATAATGACATCTATTGCAACGGGACTCTCTACTAAAGGTCATAAATCTACTAAAATCAAAGAAGAAGAAATTCGTTCAGCCTTTGCTAATTTTGTAGTTGGGCGAATTAGTGAAGTAGAAGCACGTTCACTTGGTATTGAAGCTGGAAATGGTTCTGTAACTATTCCAGAAGTAATTGCTTCTGAAATTATTACTTATGCTCAAGAAGAAAATTTATTACGTAAATATGGTACCCGTCATAAAACGAATGGTAATGTTAAATATCCTGTCTTAGTTAAAAAAGCTAACGCAAATGTAAACAAGCACGAACGTGGTTCTGGTAATGAAATCCCTGAAACTGATATCGAATTTGATGAAATCCTACTTGATCCAGCAGAATTTGATGCTCTAGCGACAGTTACGAAAAAATTAATGAAGATGTCTGGTATTAATGTGGAAAATATCGTTATTGAAGAGTTGAAAAAGGCGTATGTTCGTAAAGAAACAAACTATATGTTCAACGGAAATGATGCAGGCAATGAAAATCCAGGTGCATTAGCTAAAAAATCTGTGAAATATTATGAATCAGAAGTCATTGATACTAATGTAGCGGGTTATTCTCAAAAACTATACCAACAGTTAGTTAAATTAAAAGGACAACCAGTTACAGAGGTTTTAAAAAAATCAATGTGGTTAATCAACCGTGCAGCATTAACAGTTTTAGAGGGTATGACAGATACAACAGGTCGTCCAATGCTATACCAAGCCCCAGATGGCGTTGGTTACAAATTACTAGGACATAATGTAGATTTTACTGATGCAGCAAATGGTACTGATCCAACTAAACCAGTATTCTATTTTGGTGATTTCAAAGCATTCCATATTCAAGATGTTATTGGAGCGATGGAGTTAGAGAAGAAAGTCGAACTATACTCTAAACAAAATAAAATTGGTTTCCAAATTTATAACTTATTAGATGGACAATTAGTATATTCTCCATTTGAACCAGCTGTTTACCGTTATGAAGTTGGTCTGAAAAAAGTTTAAAAGATAGGTGTTTAATATGGAATATTCTTTAGTAAATAAATTAAAAGAACATATTCATTGGGAAGAGGGCATGGAAGAATCCATGCTCCCTTTTTATATAAAACAAGGTCAAAGATATGTTCAAAATGCAACAGGTAAGCAAGAAGAATATCTTGTTATTATGTGTGCAGGTATTTTTTATGAATATCGTATTGCTGAAAGGGAACTAGGACAGGCACTTGATGCAATGACACCTTTCTTTATTCAGGAGGTTTACAATGCCGAAGAGACAGATAAATAAATTAAAATGGTTAGCTGATTTATTAAAAATTGGTGAAATAATCGATCCAGATTCGGACCGTGTTGTAATGGGATATCCATTTGAGAGAAACATCAAATATAACAATATTGGTGTAACAGTTACGGACAAACACTTTAGTCGTCAAGATGGAAATGAAGTCATGAAAAAGATTGAAATCCGTTTAGATCGGGAAATTGAAGAAAACCAGAAAGATTACCGTATCAAAATTAAAGATACGATTTATAACATTGAAAGAATTTATGTTCGTGAAGATGAACGAATCATGGAGTTGAATTTGTCATATGCAAATTAATTTTCAGCAATTAAGAAATCTCATGAAACAGTCAGGAATTCCTGTTTATCGTGATAATGCCCCAACAAAGACAGATTATCCTTACATTGTGTATGAATTCGTGAATGAAACGCATAAACGTGCATCATCTAAAGTTCTTAAATCAATGCCTTTATATCAAATTGCAGTAATTACAAATGGTACTGAAAAAGATTATGAACCATTAACAGCAATTTTTAATGAAAATGGAGTTGAATATGCTTCATTTTTTGGCATTCCCTATGATGACACTGTAACGCAATTCATAACATCGGTGAGGTGTATTAATTAATGGCTGCTAACAATAATGGATTTGCTGATGCTTTAGAAGATATTAATACGTTGCTTAGAGTTAATAAGCAAGTAGAAATGGATGTATTAGAGGAAGCAGCTAAATATTTTGCATCAAAATTAAAAGCAAATATTAAACTCTCAAACAAGAACAAAAGAACTCATTTAAAAAATAGCTTGAAAGTCGTTATAAAAAATGATCGTGTTTCTGTGGAATTTGAAGATAGAGCTTGGTATTGGTATTTAGCTGAACATGGTCATAAAAAAGCGAATGGAAGAGGTCGTGTGAAAGGCTTACACTTTTCTCAAAACACATTTGATACAGAGGGTGACAAAGTAGCCGATATTTTAGCAGAAAAAATAATAGATAAGATGGAAGGATGATATAAATGGCAACGACAACAAAAGCGCAGGATTTATTATATCCAGTGGGGATTGAATCATTATATATTGCAATGATGACTGGTGGAAAAGATACAAATCTCGCAATTCCAACATACGAAAAAGATATTTATATAATGGACATCATTACTGAACTTGGGATTGCAGGAAATAGTACGACAGTTCAAAAATGGGCAAGTAATAAATTATTTGTAAATGCAAGTAAAAATAGTAAATACACATTGTCTTTAAGTTTTGCAGCATTACCACAGGTTGTTAAAGATGCAATTTATGGATATGTTGCAAAAAAAGGTGTGGTATTTAATAAAGCAACAGTAAAAGAATTCCCAATGTTCGCTTTAGGGTTTGTTGCTCCATTATCGGATGGTTCTCGTGTTGGTCGTTGGTATCCTCGTGTTCAAATTACACCAGCAGAAGAAAAGTTCTCGACAACAACTGAAGAAGCAGAGGTTAAAGACCAATCGTTAGTAATGGAAGCAACCCCGTTATTATTCAATGATGTAACGGAAGTCGATTTTTCAGAAGTTCGTGATTCCGCAACAGGCGTTAAAATTAAAGACTTTATGAAACAAGTTATTTGTGATGAATCTCAATTAAATACATTGGGAACAAGTACAGGACAGTAGGGGGAGAATGTAAATGGCACGTTTAAGTGATTTAGTTAATGTTGAAATAAATATAAATAAAATCAAAGTACAGGGTGTAGAAATCCCTGTTATTTTTTCGTTTGAATCATTCCCTTATGTGGAAGAATCTTATGGGAAACCGTATCATGAGTTCGAAAAAGAAATGAATGAAATGGTAGGGAAGGGTAACTTTTCTTTAGGTGAAAAAGAAGCTAAACTGATGCGCTCTTTAATTTATGCAATGGTTCGAAGTGGTGGAACAGAGTGTACACCTATGGAAATTAAGCACGCAATTCCGCTTTACGATGTACCTGGTATCTTCCAAGTAGTATGGGATATCTTTAACGGCCAGAACTTCCAAGTTGATGATATGGAGAAGTTAAAGAAGGATGAAAAAAAGTAAAGAATGTGTTTACCAAGGAATCTCAGTCTGAATTAGACTGGGATTTTTATTTTTATGTTGGTAACACATTGCTGGGTTTAAGTATGGATGACTTTTGGAAAATCACTCCTAATCATTTTTTAAAACAATACATTATGCATCTTAGGTATAACAATCCGGATGCATTAGTTGAAGAGAAACCAAAACAGGTCTATACGTTAGATCAGACACCATTTTATTGAGGAATGAGGTGAAAAAATGCCAGGGAATAAAGAAAGAAATGTTGTTCTTAATTTCAAGATGGATGGTCAGGTTCAGTATGCTCAGACATTGAAGCAAATTAACATGGTTATGAATAATGCAGCAAAAGAATATAAAAATCATATTGCAGCAATGGGTCAAGATGCGACAATGACTGATAAATTAGCAGCTGAAAAGAAAAAGTTAGAAATCCAAATGGAAGCAGCTAAGAAACGTACATCGATGTTACGTGCTGAATTTGAAGCAATGTCTAAGGATACTAATACCACCGCTGAACAACTCAATAAAATGTACGGTAAATTGCTTGATGCGGAACGTGCTGAAACTTCACTTAATAATGCGATGAAAAGAGTTAACGAAGGTCTTTCAGAGCAAGCAACTGAAGCAAGAGAAGCACGTGGAACTTTGCTTGATTTACAAGAGAATTCTAAGAAACTTGAAGCAGAGCAAAAGAGATTAACAAGTTCATTTAAGCTTCAAAATGCTGAATTGGGTCAAAATGCTAGTGAAGCAGATAAATTGGAATTAGCACAGAAACAACTACGTCAGCAGATGGAAATGACGGATAGAGTCGTCCACAATTTAGAACAGCAATTAAGTGCAGCAAAGCGTGTATATGGTGAGAACTCAACAGAAGTACAGCAACTTGAAACTAAATTAAATCAAGCTAAAACTACATTGAAGCAATTTGAGAACTCGTTACAAAGTGTTGGTCGGAGTGGAGATCAAGCAGCGGATGGTATGGCTGAGTTAAACAAGAAGATGGATTTAAACAATCTCTTGGAAGCTAGTGACATACTCCAAGGGATGTCAGAGAAATTGATTGAACTTGGTAAATCTGTTGTAGGTGTCGCTATAGAATTTGATGGGTCACAAAGAAAAATTCAAGCTTCATTAGGATTGACTGGAAAAGGTGCAGAAAACCTTCAAAAAATTGCAGTCGATACTTGGAAAAAGGGTTTTGGTGAAAATCTTGAAGAAGTAGATAATGCGCTGATAAAAGTCTATCAAAATATGAGAGATGTTCCACATGAAGAACTTCAAGGTGCATCGGAGAATGTTTTAACACTTGCAAAGCTCTATGATGTGGATTTAAATGAGGCCACTCGTGGTGCAGGACAATTAATGTCTCAATTTGGTCTATCGACCCAAGAAACATTCGATTTACTTGCCGCAGGTGCTCAAAGTGGTTTGAATTATTCTGATGAATTATTTGATAATCTTTCAGAATATGCACCACTCTTCAAGCAAGCTGGTTTTAGTGCTGATGAAATGTTTACCATTCTTGCGAATGGGACGGCAAGTGGTAGTTATAACCTTGATTACATTAACGATCTTGTGAAAGAGTTCGGTATCCGTGTACAAGATGGATCTAAAGGTGTTTCTGATGGATTTGGTGACTTATCAAAAGAGACACAAAATGTATGGAAGGCGTTTAACGAAGGGAAAGCAACCGCAGCAGATGTATTTAATGCTGTTTTGGGCGATTTGCGTGGTATGGATGATAAAGTCAAAGCGAATCAAATCGGGGTAGCACTCATGGGGACAAAATTTGAAGACATGGGAGCAGAAGCTGTACTAAGTTTAAATGATGTGAATGGTGGTCTTGGAGATGTAAATGGTCGTATGGATGAAATGAAAAAGCTTCAAGAAGAATCTTTGGGGCAACAATTTCAGAAAGCATTAAGGGAAACGCAAGCAGCTTTAGAACCACTTGGAAAGAAGATGGCTGAACTTGCTAAAGATGTTTTACCACCAATAGTTGAAGGGATTAAATCATTAATAGATTGGTTTACAAAATTACCAGAACCAATCCAGCTATTTGTTGGGATACTCGGAGGGTTAAGTGTTGCATTCCTTATACTAACACCTATTGTAGCAGCATTAGCAATTTCATTTATGGCGTTAGATGTTGCTTTGCTACCTATAATCGGTATTATCTTAGGTCTTGCAGCAGTTATAACAGCAATTATTTTAGTATGTCAGAACTGGGGCGCTATAACCGGTTGGCTTTCAGAAAAGTGGTCACAATTTAAAGATTGGTTTGGTGAATTGTGGTCTGGTATGGTTCAAACATGTCAAGATGCTTGGTCTTCCACAGTTTCATTCTTTTCCGATGCATGGTCGTCATTTTTAGAAATGGCACATAGTTTCTTTGATCCATTTGCTCAATTCTTTAGTGATTTATGGTCTGGAATTGTCGAAACAGCATCTTCATGGTGGTCGAGTCTTGTTACGACAGCTTCTGAATTGTGGGGTCAACTGACTCAAGCATGGTCTAATACATGGAATACCATTCTTACAATCTTAGATCCAATTATCTCGGCGATTGCTACCATTTTAGAAGCAGGGTGGTTATTAATACAGGCAGGGGCGCAAATTGCCTGGGCTTTAATATCTAAATATATTATTGATCCCATGAGAGAAATGTATGACTGGATGAGTAAGCAAATTGGCGAATTGGTTAACTGGTTAAGTGAAAAATGGGAAATGGTGAAGTTAGTAACACAAATTGCCTGGGCTTTATGCAAGCAATATATTATACAACCGATTCAAGAAGCTTATAATACAGCGAAAGAAAAGCTTAATGATTTAGCAAATTGGATATTAGGAAATTGGGAAAAAATAAAATCTTATACACTTTCAGCTTGGAATTTGGTGAAAAAATATGTGATTGATCCGGTAACTGAAACGTATAATCAAGCCAAGCAAAAATTTACCGACTTATATAATTCCGCGAGAGAAAAATTTGATTCTGTGAAAAGTGCAGCGCAAGAAAAGTTTGAAGCTGCAAAACGATTTATTATTGATCCAATAAAAGATGCTGTGAATCAGGTAGAAAAGTTTATGGATAAAATCAAAGGATTCTTTGATAATTTGAAGCTGAAAATCCCTAAACCTGAAATGCCTAAACTTCCGCATTTTAGTTTAACAACAGACACAAAGACCATTATGGGAAAAGAAATTAAGTATCCAACTGGTTTCGATGTACAGTGGCGTGCAAAAGGTGGTATTTTTACACGTCCTACTATTTTCGGTATGAATGGTGGTCGTCTCCAAGGAGCAGGAGAAGCAGGACCAGAAGCAGCTTTACCTTTAAATGCAAAGACATTAGGTGCAATCGGTGAAGGTATTGCAGCAACTATGTCAAAAGAGCCAACAATTATCAATATTAATAATCCAGTTGTAAGGAATGATAGGGATATTAAACTAATGGGTGAAGAGATTGATAGTGTTCTTGCTCAACGGGGACGTAATGCAAAAATAGGGATAGGGAGGAATTAAATTGCTGGACATGGGAATTGACAATGAATTAGTAAGTAGTTTCGGAGTATATATGGTAGGTCGTCCAGTTATTCCAACCGCCGAACAAGAAGTAGAGCATATAATCGTTCCTGGTAGACACGGTTCACTTACAAAGAAAGGGGCTTATAAAAATGTCCCTTTTAAAGTCAAATTTAACTTGCTTGAAAACGAAAACATAAAACCATTAATAAGACGTGTTAAGTCATTATTTATTAATGGAAAAACACTGTTTTTTACTGATGATGATGTGTATCGAAAAATAAAACATGTGAAAATCGGGGATATCACTAATGATATTGAAGAACATGGAGAGTTTGAAGTGGAATTTACGCTAGATTCATTTGAATATGTTCCAACAGTTCCTTTTCTATTATCAAAATCAGAAACTATCTTAAACCCTGGTAATATTGAATCTTTTCCGAAGTTAGAGGTATTCGGTAATGGTGACTTGAGAATTATGATAAATGAAGTTACATTCCAAATAAAAGGAGTAACCGATTCGGTTATTGTAGATTCTGATTTGTTAATAGCTTATAAAGGAACATTGCCTATGAAAACAGTAGGGGAGTTTCCACTATTTAAAGTTGGTGAAAATTCAATTGAATGGTCTGGAAATGTAAGTAGAATTTTAATTGAGCCAAGGTGGCGATATGTATGATTACGTTATATAAACCAAATGAGACTGATTTCACACATAATGGAATCGGTATTCTGGATAAGAATATTTACAATGCAACTGTTGAGGAAGAGCTCAACGGTTTATTTGCATTTACATTTAGTTATCCGTTATTCGCTCCATATGGAATAGATATCGATGGTATGAGTATCGTTAAGGTTCCCACGCCAGATGGTGACCAGTTATTCCGTGTTGTGAACCCTAAACCGAGTATGGGAGAGCTAACTGTACAGTGTTATCACATCTTTTATGATCTAACAGAGAATTTAATAGAAGATATCTTCATTCAAACCACAAACGGTAATGCTGCAATGAGCCGTTTATCAACAGGATGCCAATATAAACATCCTTTTACTTTTTACTCTGATATTCCAACAATAGCAAGTGCACGTATTGTAAGGAAAAATCCAGTTGAAGCAATGTTAGATACGAGCTTAGATAATTCTTTTATCAATCGGTGGGGCGGAGAATTAAAACGAGATAATTTTGATGTTAAAATGCTCAAAAGTCGTGGTATGGATCGTGGTGTTGTTATTCAACACAAAAAGGATTTACTAGGCTATGAGGGTGATGTGGATTGGAAGAGCCCGATTACTAAAATTATGCCACAAGGATTTGACGGATTATTTTTACCAGAAAAGTATGTAAACAGTCCACTTATAAATAAGTATCCTCATCCAAAGATAAGAGTCGTGGAATTCAAAGATATAAAAGCAGCTCTTGGTGAGAACGCAAATGATGATGCAGTTCCTTTAGAGGAAGCTTATAAACTTTTGCGTAGGGCAGCATATGATATGTTTGAAGTTCAAAAGGTTGACCAACCTAAAGCGACATATAAAGTTGAATTTCAAGAACTATCTCAAACAGAAGAGTATAAGGATTATGCTATTTTACAACGTGTATATATGGGGGATATCGTTACTGTCAAGCATGTGGAAGACAATATCGATATTCAGGCTAAAGTTATTTCTTATAAATATGATCCAATAAAGAAGGAATATATAAATTTAACAATCGGTAACTTTAAAGAAAATTTCACTGATATGTCAGGTAAAGTGGATCAAATGCATGATGAATTAAAGGATATGCCTGGTTCTATATTAGATGCAGCAAAAGAAAATGCGACGAATCTTATTAACTCTGGATTCGGGGGACATGTTAGGGTTTATCCTGATCGTATTTTGATAATGGACACAAAATCCGAAATGACCGCTTCAAAGGTTTGGCAGTGGAACATCAATGGATTAGGATATTCCCCTTGGGGAGTATATGGCCCATATGAAACTGCCATTACATATGATGGGCGAATTGTCGCTGATTTTATAACAGCTGGAACACTTAGAGGTAATTTAGTTAAAGGCGGAGAGATTAGTGGTACTACTTTAAGATCGGATGATACCAAAAACTATGTAAGTATATCTAAACAATTCATGCGAATTATGGAAAATGATATAACTCGTATGTTTTTAGGATATTACAAAAATTCGAGGAATGAATTACAACCCACTTTACTTATAGGTGGAGACAATGACAATACAGCTTCACAAGGAGCCCTTGCACTTTATCAGTATTCAAATATTTATCCTAAAGCAGCAGGGATAGGAATTACACGAGGTTATATTGGTGGAAGTAATACAGACTTATATTTTCCTGCCATTATTAAATTTGGTCAAAATGGCGATATGAACGTAAAAGCAGAAGAATATTTGCAACTTGAATCTCAATTGTCATATATGAACCTACAAGCTGGTACAAACTTTGGAGCAAAAGCAAAAAATGATTTTATCGCTGAAGCCACAAATGGAAATATGCATTTCACTGCTGGGCAAAAGTTTTATTACTATAAAAACGGTAAAAGAATATTATCTTTTGATACTTCTTCTGGTGGAGACACGGATATTATCATGCAATATTGTATGTTGCGTAATTCGGATTATGAGAATGGGTATCTTCAAGTTAAATCTGGTACAGGTTCATTCTATGGTGGAATAATTGCAGGGGATTTTAAAGTATCTTCGCAAGCTCAATATAAGACGAACATACGTGAAATTAAATTTGATGCGTTAGAAAAAGTAATGGACTGGGATATAAAACAATATAACCTCAAATTAGATATGGCAAAACTATATGAAATGCGGATGGATCGTAGAGAAGGAGAACCTACTTTAACGACAAATGACATTCCAACTCATTATGGTATTGTCATTCCAAACGAATCCGAAGAAACAGGTGTAGGCTTATATGGGATGATTTCACAGGTGACCAAGGCTTTCCAAGAATACGTTACAAAAACAGATGCTAGAATTAAAGAATTAGAGCCGATACAACCCAAAGGTAACGTAAGACATAGAGTGAGAACAAAACGTGTTAAACGGGCCCCTAATCGCATTAAAAGATGATTCGAGAAAGGAGATGGGTCACATGAGAGATGAGGTAATTTCTATAGATTTAGCTGATCCAGTTTTCACAAAAACAATACGTTCTCGCCAGAATGATAAAAATGGTTTGAGAATTGTTGTTTATTTAAAGGGAAATGGGCAAAAAGTAAATTTGACGGGATATTCAGTTAAATATGAAGCCACGAATCATTTAGGACAATTGATTAGAGATGACGCAAAAATAATTGATGCAGATAACGGAGCTTTTGAGTACACATTGTCAGAAGAAGCAGTTTCGATGGCTGGTGATTGGACAGCTTATTTCGTTTTAGAAAAAAACGATTTAGAGCGAATGACTACGCCAGATATTCGGATTTCTTTAAAAAGAGATGTACGAGAAGGAAATATTAAAATAGAAAACTATATTTCAGAGTTTGATAAAGCACTCGAAAATGTGGAAGGATATCGAAAAGAAATTGATGATACAAATAAGAAAATTACAGATACAAACAACAAATTTGTAGAGTTAACAACATTAATTAATGCTAAAGATGTTCAAGTACCAAAGATCACAACTGAATCAGGTGGTCAAACTATTTCTGTTAGTGATGCCACAAAGAATATTCTTGATGAAATAGCCGCGAAAGGTGCCGGGATGAATACAATTTATTGTGCTACAGGTGTGCAAAACACAATCCCATCGGGCAAACCTTGGAGGGGAATTTCTTATTTTAATCAGAATAATATTGGCTTTGTAATCGCTAAAGATAGTGTAGGTGGATTTTATACAAATTATCTAAACGGAAATAACGGGTGGACAGGGTGGACAAATCATGTCACAAAAGAAGATTTTGTGGGATGGGATTTTACTGTACAAGGATTTAAACGAACTACCGATACGGATTGGATTCAGATGTCAATCAACACAGCTAATGCTTCCAACGTTGAAGGAAGACAAGTTACTAGAGCGAAACGAAGTGGCGACCAAGTTTCTGTTATAGGTTCTTTAAAGAATATAAAAGAAGGGCAAGTTGTATTCAATGTTCCAACTGCATTGCGACCAGCCCAACAAATAACAGATGTTGTTATTATTGCCGGTCCACCTTATTCTATATGTGAATTTAACGTAGAAACTGGCGGTAATGTAAAAATATACAACATCACTACTGACAAAACTATTCATTTTTCAATCAATTATTTAGTATAAAAAAGGAGGCAAACAAGTGGAACGTATCGACGTATTCATAAAAATGTTTATAGCTACCTTTGGTGGCTTCTGTGGGTATTTCTTGGGAGGATGGGATGCAATGTTGCAAATATTAGTAACTATGGCAGCGATTGATTACCTCACAGGCGTAATTGCAGCAGGATATAACGGTGAATTAAAAAGTAAAGTAGGTTTCAAAGGCATCGCCAAAAAGGTGGTGCTTTTTCTTTTGATTGGAGTGGCAGCACAGTTAGATACAGCATTTGGAAGTAATAGCGCAATCCGTGAAGCGACTATCTTTTTCTTCATGGGTAATGAATTGCTATCACTTTTAGAAAACGCTGGTCGTATGGGAATTAAATTACCTTCAGCTTTAACAAATGCAGTTGAAATATTAGGTGGTAAACAAAAACATGAAGTTAAAAAAGGAGAGGTTGAGTAATGGCTAAATATAGTTTACATGGTGGACATAACAGTATTGTACAAGGTGCTAACTACGGAAATAGAAAAGAACATATTATGGATCGTCAGGTGAAGGATGCAGTTGTTACAAAATTACGCTCTTTAGGACACACAGTTTATGATGATACAGACGAAGCAGGAGCAACTCAAGCGCAAAACTTATCAAACATCGTTCGTAATTGTAACTCTCATGATGTGGATCTTGTTATTTCATTTCACTTAAACGCATTTAATGGCACAGCTAACGGTGTAGAGGTTTGCTATTAG